TATGATTGACTACATCATCGGCATCATCATCGGCTTTACTGCCTGCCTTGTACTTAGGCCACAGGGTAAAGACGAACAAGAACAGCAACGCATCTACGACGAACGATACGAGAAGTACCAGGAAGAGATTAAGTACTACAAATCACTATGCAAATGGCATGTTAACCAAAGGAACCAAAATGGCAACAAAGAAAATAAAAGTAATTGAACCGGCAGTACAAGAAAAGTCAGGTAAAGTAATATCCGACTCTAAAGGGTATAGCCACACTGAAATTGAAAAGAAAGCTGGCCGTAAAAAGCACCAAGATAAGCGTGGATTCTTATTATCCAACGGAGAGTTTGCAAATCGTGAAAAAGCTGCTAAAATAGCAAAAGCCGCCGGAGAAGTTAAAAAGCCCGGTAAAAAACTACATTCACACGAACTACGTGAAAGCCTTGGTATTAAGAAAGAACCAAAATGACAACGCACGACGGTGGCAAGGGAGATAAACAAATTTCCCCAACAGACAAAGAACAGTTTGATAAAAACTGGAACAAGATATTTAAACCCGAAAAATGTATTGACTACGACCAAGAGGCCGACAATGACAACATCCAAATCCTTGCCACAATCCCCTTTGGTAGATAAGCCATATTATATAGCTGATACAGGACACTTTGGCATTAAGATTAAGGTATGCTTTTCTGATGCTGCTTTTCAGGAAGCAGTCAAAGACTCCAAAATAACAGCCAAACATACCGCATTGGACATTGGGCTAGCTGAGTCACACTTCATACAACAAGAGGGCACACAGTTCGCCATGTTAGGTATTGTGTTTAATTATGAAGATATGGCAAAGCTAGACTCGTTAGAACGCATGGGTATTATCTACCATGAAGTTTCTCACACAACAACCCATGTGTTTGAGTACGTGGGTGAAACAAACATTGGCGACGAATCACGCTCCTATTTAGGGGAGCATATTTTTAAACAAGTATTCGCAATCTATGCGACGGAGGATGAAAAACGTGAGTGTGCTAGAAAAGGAAATAGAAAAACATCTAGTCAAACAGATAGTGAAGTCATCGGGGCGCTCTTACAAATGGCAGAGCAGCATAACGGGAGTGCCGGATCGGATAGTATTTCTAAACCAAAAAGTGTACCTCGTAGAACTAAAAACAGCGACAGGGGTACTGAGTCCAAGACAAGTGCTCATATTCGACGAGCTGGGTGAGCAGGGATTTCCGGTTCACATTTTACGAAGCAAAGAAGACGTAGAGGACTTTATAAATGGCGCGTGTGAGAAAAACAATTAAAGAACTGCATTTAAATTCGTTTTGGCATTCGGCTAAATCACGGGCTAAACGAGACTCTGTGCCCTTTTCTATAACACAAGAGTATTTAAAATCTATTGCCACCGATGAGTGCCCTATATTTCACACACCTTTCGAGTGGGGGCCCTCTGGTTTGGGGTGGGGTAAGTTTAAACCTAATGGCCCGCAACTAGATAGGATTGAACCACAACTCGGGTATATTGAAGGAAATGTGGCATTTATTTCACATCGGGCCAATAGACTCAAAGATAATGGTACAATGCAAGATCACTACGACATCGCAGATTGGTTATGGTCACATTTATATGCTAAAGAAAACGCAACTCCACCCTTACCAAAAAGAACTAATCTTAAAAGCCGAATCTATAAGCAACATGGGATTCTTTCTCCCTCCAGGCCTGGGCAAGACTACAACCACGCTGACTATCATAGCGGAGCAATTCAAGGGCAAGACTTTGGTCATAGCACCCAAGAGAGTGGCAGAGACAGTTTGGGACGCAGAAGTAAAGAAGTGGGAACACTTGAAGCACCTAAAAGTATCAAAGATAATGGGAAACCCCCAAACCCGAACATCTGGCCTTAACGCAAATGCCGATATTTATCTTATTAACTTGGAAAATGTAGCATGGTTATTCGAGAATCATCCAAACCAATTTCAGAACCTAGTGATAGACGAGAGCAGTCGTTTCAAAGACAGCTCAACCAAGCGATTCAAAGCATTGAAGAAGCAACTAAAAAGCTTCAATCGTCGTATTATCCTTACTGGTACGCCAACCCCACAGGGGGTAGCGGATCTATGGGCGCAGGTGGGCATATTGGATTTAGGACAACGGCTGGAAACAAGCCTGACGAAGTTCAGGGATAAGTATTTACAACCAGATCAATTTAACAGACACACCCGCGTGGTGTATTCATGGAAACCAAAAAGTGGTGCCGCTAAAGTTATTCAAGATAAGATTTCGGATATTTGTTATTCGCTTAAAGCTGAGGATTATTTGCAACTCCCTCCGCTTACAAGCCTTCATCACAAAATTGAGCTCGACCCACAAGTAAGAAATAAATATGACACACTTAGAAAAGACATGGTCGTTGATATCAAAAAAGAAAAAATCACAGCTCCAACAGCAGCGGCACTGGCGAACAAACTCTTGCAGTTCACATCAGGCGCGATGTATGACGAACAAGGTAATACACATGAAGTACACCGCAGTAAGCTGGAATATCTTGAATCGATCATGGAGGAATCTTCTTCCCCGACGCTCGTATTCTATCACTTCAAACACAGTCTCCAGAGACTTCGTCTTACATTCCCGCAGGCTGTGGTGCTGGACGATGACAACATTGAAGCGTGGCGTCGTGGCGAGATTCGTATGCTCTTGGCCCATCCTCAATCAGGAGGTATTGGGCTCAATTTACAATGCAACATTGGTGACACAGCACAAACAGTGTGGTACGACCTCCCCTGGTCATCTGAGAACTATATCCAGGCAAATGCCCGCATCTATCGCCAAGGGCAAGAAAAACCTGTTATTATACATCACCTAATAGTGTCTAATAGCGTGGATGAAAGAGTAGTAGCAGTATTAGAAGGCAAAATAACTTTACAAGAGGCAATCCTAGAATCACTTCAATTATGACAACAAAAATTCAAGCAGTAGCACCACGTTTATCGGATGAAGATCCAGATCCAATTGAACAAGACGAAACAGAAGGCATAGCTTCTAGTATTGTAGAAGGATCAGGTTGGCTACCATGGGATGCTGAAGACATCTCGGATATAAAACGACTAATAGCAAAAATGCCAGAAAAACAACGTAAAGTTTTAGATGCTTTCTTACAAGGTTTCAGTTATAATGATATGAGAATGACCGAAAAAACTTGGCGTTATCACTTTAACGCTGGGATTGAATTTATTAAACAGGAACTTAAACTATGAGTATTTTTATTGTAGAACATGAAGTTAAAGGCCAATCCTTGTTTGATACCATACGTGGTGTAGAGGACATTGATATTTCTATGTTTGAACCAATTAAAACATTATGGGTTTGTGATAACGAGGCAGAAGTCATGGCCGTAGAAGAAGAGCTAAGGAGAAAGCATGCACGACCCAGTTAATCAACCCAAGCATTACACAAGCCACCCCTCTGGAATTGATTGTATTCAAATTACAGAACACATGGGATTTAACCTCGGCAATGCTATTAAATATATTTGGCGCGCAGATTTAAAAGACGACGCTATGGAAGACTTACGAAAAGCACGTTGGTATATCGAACGTGAAATTGCAAAAAGAACCAAACCCGTGTTTCACGAAATGGTAGACTGGGGTAAATATGTTAAACAAGTTGAAGAGGAGTGCGGCAAATGATGATAGAAATTGACGACGATATTGTCGATGATATTACAAGAATGTGTTTGGCAAATAGTTATGTCGATATTGCAGGTATGATGAAGAACCCAACAGCATGGCACGAAGATGATGTTGCGTCTTGGAAAGAACTACTTCCAGCAATGAAGATTGTCGGTGCTTGGTATAGCGTTAATTTTGACGCCGATATTAAAAAGGCTAAGAAAAGAAAATGAATCCTAAAGTAGATTTAGAATCCGCCATCATGCTGGCGTGGCAAACAAGTGAAGACATTGACTTACTGTTTAAACACTACGGTGATCACCCAAAACCAATGAGTGAAGATGAGGTATTAAACGCATTACTAGGCATTAAAGTGCTTCACGACATGCGTTGTGAAGCGTTAATGGATACGTACTGCCAAAAGATGGAATTAAATCAGTACTGCACTGATCCAGAGAAGTTAGCAGCAAGAGAGTTTTTATTTGGAACTAAACAACCTAAGAAAGGCAAGAAGAAATGACACAAGAAGCACAAAAAGACCCGTTAGATAACGAAATTTTAATTTTTAAATTAACAGTGGAGCAAACAAACCACGCACTACAGATTTTTGGAAACGCACCATACGCAGTATCAGCTCCGCTAATAGGTATATTTAGAGCACAAGGCGAGCCACAGTTTAAAGTTTTACTAGAAGCACAGAAAGCTAAAGATGAATCTAAAGAAACTCCTGCGCAGTAAAGGAATGAGCAACGATATTGCTACGGCTATTGCTAAAGCAGTTGAAAAGCAAACAGAAAAGATAACTGAGGAGGAGGAACTTAAAGCACAGTTAAAAGCTCAAAAGATGACCATGGATATTGTCCGTGAATTGTTCGGCAGTAAAGAGCCCCCAGTAGCTAAAAAAAGAACCATTATTACTCCAGATTAGGGGCGGTTTTTCCCTGTTTTTTGCATTAGTAGATATAGGAGCTCGTCGTGAGACGCCTCTTGCGGGCATAAAAAAGCCCTGCTTTGGACTGGGGACGCTCGGTCGTACAAGTACGGGGAGGTGACTTGACCCCTGGCAGCCGGAAAGACGGCACTTTTATACACACAACACACGAAAGAAACAAAATGAATCCATTTGAACTACGCTTTTCCATTTTCAACACAGCTAAAGACATTTTAGTTAAGCAGCATGAAGCCAACTTGACTGTGTGGGAATTGCTTAATAAAAGCTCTAAAAAAGTAGAAGAAGTTTCCCCGAAATTTCCAACAGTTGAAGAAATTGTGGAAAAAGCTATTGAAATAAACAAATTTATTAGCGAAACCAGCCAGCATGAATTTGCTAAACTCGGCAAACGTATCACTGGTACGACAGTAATATTCTAA